TTATGCTGCCGGTGCATTTATCTCCAGCATCAGACTTTCTATCTCAACGCCATACGCTGCATTTTTTGTAACATCCGTCAGCGTCAGCGCATTCAGTCCCAGTGTCAGACTGTCTTTTATAACCTGGAATGCCGGGCCAGCCACTCCATTCAGTTTCGGAGTAACCGTGGCACTGCCGGCGGTGAACACCAGCTCCAGCGTCTGCCAGTCGTTACCGTAATCGCCGAACTCCCCCAGCTTCGTGTTTCCGGCTTTCCTGTGATGCATCAGATTCACTCTGCCGTCAGTGGTCTGAGTGAAGTACGACATCAGGAACGGATTACCGGTACCCGTCATCGCCACACCATCAGGAACGGGAGCATCCGTATACAGATAAATCCCCAGCCCGAACTGATTGTTGGTCAGTGCGCCTGACAGGCGGAACTTACAGGTCAGTCTGCCGCCCTGTGTCAGCAGGGTAATTGCGTCATCCACCGGATGCGTCAGGGACCAGGTTTTATTGCTCTGCTTGGTGATCTTAAATACACCATCTGACAACTGAATTCCGCCATCCTTAATGCTCCAGCCCTGCGCAGCAGCCTCTCCGGCTGCCGGCAGCAGGGAGATTGTGCGAACGGACGTATCTGCAGACGGACCCGATGGCGTGTTGCCGCCGGGCGAGGGTTTAATTTCCGGTGCCTTACCACTGATGAAGGCTGAGGTGCGCCCGGCTGCGTTCAGAATAGCGGTTGCCAGACGATCCGGAATAATGCTCCTGCGCGCCCATGAACTGAAATGTGTCGGGCGGTTTGATGATACCTGGTTTCCATTCGTTCTCGATGCCGCACCGTAATATCCTGATGCCGGAATATCCGGATCTTCTGCCGGCGCGTTAGTGGCGGTATTGACGCCGTTACCGTCTGTCATGAAGGGCACAAAATAAACGCCCTCACTCTCCCTGTTTTTATACCCGCCGTACACGGTGTCGTACTGGGTAGCGTATGTATTTTTCCAGTAATACGTCGTGTCACCACAAATCCACGGCACATCTGCAGCACTGCCACCATGGCACTGCGCGTTAAACACGGAGAGGTCAGCACGAAACTGTGTCAGCATGGCTGTAAACAGCGCAGGTTGCTGTGCGTGGGTGGCGGCGCTCATGTCAAACTCTCCCTGCATCCAGCACACCGCCAGCAACACATTTTTCGGGTTCTTCTGTAATGCAGCTTTAGTGCGCGCAATCAGGTCCTGATATAACGGTTTACCCACACCCCAGCGTGCCGAATCCTGGCTGGCCCCCGTGTCCGCACTGAATGTCCCCTCCGCGCCCTGGGTGAATGCCGAACCACCACGACAGCATGGTACCAGCAGGATCCCCGCGTTATTCGGGATATACGGGAGCAGTTTTTTGGCAATATGTAAACCCTGGCCGACACAGCCGTACTGCCCTTTGCTCAGGTCTGCCTTCGGATGATTCAGCGTACTCATATCCTGCACATCATGCAGGCAGTGGTCGGCCGGAATAATATCGTTATATCTGCAGGCAGCCCCACCCGGCGTCACTGTACTGCGGCGCGCCAGCTGTTTAATGCGCGGATCCGGAGCATCGTATGAATCCGGCAGCGGAAGCCCTTCACCGTAAGCCATGGCATTGGACTGCCCGGCCAGTACGATGACGTAGTACCAATCCGGCTCAGTTGCACCACTGACCACCACATCACCTTCTGCTGTAATCGCCTGCATCAGGGTATAAGGGGTTATGGCCACCGGACTACCAAACGGCTGCCAGCCCTCTTTCAGTTTGTGTGTCAGCTTTTCCGCAAGGTCTGACGGCGACGCCGCCCTGACAACATCATAATGTTTAAATGTCATTATTCCTCCCGGCCGGGATAGTGTATTAAATCAGATATGGAGTGGGCTGTAGTCCGGAAGCCTGAATGACACACGGGGACTACAGCCCAAGAAATGAAAAAAGGCCACGCAGTTGCGCAGCCTGATAAACCCTGGTTAAAATCCACACGATAACAACACAACAATATCAGTATCTCATGCTATTGCCCGAACCCATTCGGGCATTTTTTACCCATAAAAAAGCCCCTCCGGAGAGGGGCATGTTTGCATGCACATTCTTTTTCTTGCATGGTGCCGGGTGCCTCCCGGTGAATTCAGTATCAGCACCTGAATCCGCGATTATCACATATACCTGGTTGCTGATTGCCCCTCCGCACAGGGGGATTCACCATGCCAGTTTCTTTTAACAAACTCCCCGCAAACCAGACAACAGTCAACCGCCTGAATTGTGAGACATTTAAAAAAAAGGCCCGCAAAAGCGAGCCAGGGAAAATAAGTGTGGCGCGTTGTACTGGATTCGAACCAGTGACCGATTGCTTAGAAGGCAATTGCTCTGTCCGGCTGAGCTAACAACGCAGAATACCGATAATGGACCGCCACCGGGGACCCGAACCCCGCGCAACCAGCTTCGAAGGCTGGCGCTCTGTCCTGATGAGCTAATGGCGGTATGTGATATGGTGGCCCTTGCTGGATTTGAACCAGCGACCTGGCGATTATGAGTCGCTCGCTCTCACCACTGAGCTAAAGGGCCGGGCGCAGGATAATAACGGTACGTAACTAATCCTGCAATATCATCCGTTCTGACTGACTAAATCCTGAACTTCCCTGACCGTCTGCTCAAAACGTTCAGTCTCCAGCTCAACGCCAATTGCACGACGCCCCAGCGACATTGCTGCTTTGACGCTACGGACATAAAAAAGCCAGCCACTGGGGGAGGCTGGCAAACTCGTAGAGCAAAATGCTGTTACGCAAACTTCGTTACAGGGTCATCCTGCAATACAAAAAATACACAATATTTAGAAAACTAATAGTGCCATGTGCAATTTTTAAGATTTTGTTATTAATTGTGGTCGCACCTTCCTTTCTGTGTACTTTCCGTATAGCTCACAGGATTCTGGGTACAAAAAAACCCGCGCATCAGCGGGTTAAGCAGCGTGGCAATGTAACCACTCTTATCATGATATGCAGATTTTTACGATCGTAAACTATTTTTTCGCTGATAAAATACAGAGGTTCTCCCTCCCGGCAATTCACGCTCAACATACCGATCCATCTCAAGCCTCACTCCCAGCATCATCAGCATGCCTTCAACAATCCCCTCCGCTTTGTGAAGGCGTTTACCTATACAGGTGTCAGAGCACCCATGTTTCCGTGCCAGCGCCATGAACGTCTCCCCCAACACGTAATAATCAACCAGCAAGTCATGCAGATCGCTGTTGTTCCTGTTAAGGCGAGCCATACACCCGCATATAATCATCGCGTCATCGTCACAACACTGTGGACGTGATTTTACTTTTTCGGGGATCAGTCCCTTAAATCCGGCAGCAATGGGCGACCATGTAACATCCTCATGGTTATTTGCCGCCCATGCACCCCAGCGCTCAAGAACCTGCCGGATATCACGCATCAGTATCTTTACCCCATCCGCGATGAACCATAAGGACGCCATTGACGACGGCGTGCTTTTTCCCTTCTTTATCGCCAATGTATTTTCTGACTGTGGCACGATTGCAGTTCAGTATTCGGGCTACCTCGGTCTGATTTCCATATGCCTCAAGGAGCATGTCAGGAATGGTTTTTACGGTGAACGTCATGCGGCCTCACTTCTGCTGTTTCGCAGGTCTTTGAGTTTCTGTTGGTACCCTGCCTTGATCGCCTTGCACTCTTCGATAGTCCAGCGATGGCGGTTATGGTTTGATTCGATTTCGTCTACTGCTTCCTGCCCGATGCGGTTAATCAGTTCGACGCGATACGGAACGAGATTTCCGCTTTTATGTTGGTTGCACACCACGCATTGCTTGTGAATATTGCGTTCATCAAATCGGAGTTGAGGTGCCGCAGCAGTTGTCCGGTAATGTCCGGCATCCCACTGAGCAGACGTGAGCGTTCCGCACGAGATACATGGTAAGTCGCGGTCTCTTTCTCTGATGAAGGCGTTTACGGCTTGTTGGGCTTGTTTAATCCAGTAACTGCGGGGCTTTAAGGCGAGTTTTCGAATCTTAATTTTATCTTTCTGTTTCTGCTCCTCTCGTCGTCGTTTCTTCTCTGCTGTTTTTTCCGCCTTTTCGCGTTCTTTATTTCGTCGTTCGAGCGCTAATTTAGTTCCGTGTTCCGGGCTGCACCACCACTGATTTGAGAATGCCGGGTGAAACCATTCCTTACAGATTTTGCATTTCCTTCGCGCTGGTTTAGCCATTAAGCAGCCTCCCCTGTTACTTTAAGCATTCCGTTATCTAGCAGCTTTCTGGTCAGCCACTGTTGACCACGCCCGGTGATTTTTGTGGTGAACGATATCTGTATTCCGTGATTTGTATTGACCGCTGTTTCTTTCACTGTGAAATAGCCGCGATCCATATATTCCTGCATTGGCACATTGCGCCGGGAACCTGAAGCAATAAGGATTTTGTGTTCGCGCATCCACGCAAACAGTTTGTTTGGACCAATACCAACAACCTTTGCATAGTTTCCAATCAAAATTCCGCTGGCCTCGCCAACGCGATCGGCAAACTCAACTTTAGGTGCGGCAATTGCGAGCTGGTTTTCCAGTTGCATTTTCTGCTCAGCAAGATCAGCAGCAAGGCGCAACGCTTCTGGTAGAGTTTTGGGGATATTAACCGCAGCGTCTTCAAGCTCTCGCCAACGGTCAACAAGACGAGCGGTGAATTCCGGCGACAACTGGGCAACGACAATAATGCTGTCTCGCTTACCTTGTTCGCCTTCGAATACATACACACGAAAACTTTGATTTAAGCCTAACCCATTGATTCTTCCACAATCCTCAATTTGAGGATGTCGGATAACACCATTTTTAGCCAGCATTTCGATAGTACGTTTCACATTGTCATGACGCTTACCTGTAAGCTCAGAGATTTCAATGCTGGTAATTTTGATGACGTTGCTATTTATCAGCTCGTTCATTGTCATGTCCTCTCATATTGAAAATTCACCAATAAAAAACCCAGCCGAAGCTGGGTTTGTTAAGTTGTCAATTGTCAGTAGCGATGTAGTGAAGGAGGTAATTCTTTGTTCTTAAGCCTTACCCATGCGGAAAGATTCGTTGGTCCGTCTGGCTCATTAATATCAACATCTCGTGTGTGATTGATTAAAACGTCTCTCGCCATTCCAATAACATACGAGAACTCATGACCGTAGTCGTAACATCTGCCGGAATAGTTCGATTGAATTTGCTTTAGCGCTGGATACAATTCGCGGAATAATGCCTGTGAGCGGTTAGCATAATCCCACAGCCATACAAGGCTGTCTGTTTCTTTTGCGGAAAGCCCGTTGAGCTTCTTCTCTTGTTTGCCAGTATTTTTCTCGCACTGGCTGAAATAGCAGTCTTCCAGTTTTTCGAACACTTCCCACGCCTGATCGGTTTCGAGCATTTTGGCGTGACGGGCTGCTCCGCGTTCTGTCCAGAGGATGAGGGAGCGGGCTTTCGGGGAAATTTGTAACCCTCTTAAAGATGGTTGCAAATTTTGTGAGTTACTTAAAGTAACCCGCAAAATTTTCAACTCATCACCAACAACCTTGAAAAAGTGTTTACCCTCAACAAAACGCTCGGAATTACGGGTGTAATTTACTTTGATGTTGTTGATCTCGGTACAGTAAAGCTGTGCCAGTAACTCGGTAGTGATAACGGGAATTTGGTTGTGTGTAATTGGGGAAAGAGTTTCGACAGAAATCTGAGTGGCCATAACGATAACTCCGTACATTTGGACATTATCGCCACCGTCAGGTGCTAATCATCATGGTGGCGAACTGTGCGGGGTTAGCACTACCGGGTACGGAAACCGGCGAGCCTTTCAGCTCCCCCACACAGCCCGCCATAAATCGCGAATGTGACTGTGCAAACGATATGAAAAAAGACGCGGGCGCGTCTCATATCGCTCCGTAAACATCCGGGGTGCTAATCCCGACGCCAGATTTTGCTGGCGCGTGAGGAATATAGCCCCGAATAAATCATCGCGTCAATCACCTTGTTTTCCTCGCACGATGTCTTAGCCACCGGATATCCCACAGATGAGCCGTGTAGTTGAAGGTTTTTACGTCAGATTCTTTTGGGATTGGCTTGCGTTTATTTCTGGAGCGTTTCGTTGGAAGGTATTTGCAGTTTTCGCAGATGATGTCGGTGATGCTTCTTTGCTGTCGCCTCATGCCGCCCTCCTGACGCCCTGCCCGATCGCCATCAATGCCGCTTTGGATACAGTAGTAAACATTCGTCGAGGACTGATGAACGGTCGCCAAATCAGCAGCATGGAGCCTTTGCTGTTTCCCTTCTTCTCCAGCCCTGTCGATGGTTCGATAAAATTAATCCGTCCATCAGTGATGATGCGAACTTCGTCAACACTCTCCAGAGCCTTGCTGAACCATCCGACTGACATATCCTCTGGCACAAGCATCACTACCGTCTGTCGCTGTTGTATGCACTGCTCAGCGGCTTTTTCCACCCACGGCCTGATATTGCTGTACGGTGGGTTATTCCAGATTGCACCGTGGCTTATCCACTCAGAATTTAGCGCGTCGTCGGCCTCAGTTAACCAGTGAGCGCACAGAGCATTTTTGTCGCTCGCTGCCGAATCCAGCCAGAATCCAAACTCAATATCCAGTGCATCAAAAAGCCAAAGCGGCGTTTGCCAGCAGTCCTTGTCGTGTGATGGCGTATTTGATTTGATAGTCATGCAGCTCTCCCTTTTCGTTGTGACCATTCATACTCTCGCCAAGAGTCATCACTCCACCGCACGTTGCGCTCTGAGCCGAACCAGAACATGATTTCGATAAGCTCAGTCATGCTGGCCTTCCGCATTTTGCTGGTACGCACGCCAAGCATGACAACGCCACCGTCGATACCAGGCACACTTCGTTGCTCCAGTTTTTTGGTCTTAAGCCACAGGGCAGTGAACAGGTCTTTCCAGTCTTCCGGCGCCAGCCGTTGACCATGCCATAGCACCTGACGCGAAACATCGTTCAGCATCGGCCACATGCGGTCATTCTGCGCTTTGCTGCGCTTGGGTTCTTTAACGTGGACTTCGTGGGGTGACTTGTCGTCGATGGGTAGTGAGAGAATGGCGTCTATGGCGTTATTTCTGATTGCTTCGTTGCGAAGCAGAAAGGTTTGCTTCATCTCCTGCTCTCCGGTTCCATTTTTCAGCCGCCGCAGCAACTGATGGTGCCCATGCCCCCCCTGGCTTCACAGAGGTCACATTCTGCATAGCCCCACACATCAATATTTATTCCGGCCTCAACCCACAGACGAGCATTACCGCCGCAAAACGGACATTCTTTTAGCTTTGGCTGGGTTAATGATAGGTCGCTCATGCTCACTCCTTCACTTAAAATCCAGACTCCGGATAATTCTGTTGCGCTGAAACTCATTGTTGAGTTTGAACAACCGTCGAAGAACACGGTCACGCGGATAGCGTCGTGCGGCAGGTGAATGCTCATACAACTCATCAAGCGGCAAACTGGACGATGAACGATACCGATACCAACGCACCAACTCTTCACGAAAATTAGCCCTGACAAGCTCAGCTATCGTACTCATTTCTTAAAACCTCCTCAAACGCATTCTGACGCATTTTTCATTCTCGCTGCTTATCGGCATGCCTTGCACGTGCTTACCTCACCACAGAGCGATTGTGATGCCTTAAAAGCGATTTATTGAAGTGATATTTGCTTAATCGAAATTCTTTTCTTTGATTCCTGCGGCCCTGATGGCTTTCATTACTGCAATTACCGTTTTGTCACGCCCATCCTCATAACCCATCGCATAAGCACCTTCTTCACCATCTTTCCAAAGGTCGTCATTCGATTCGGGCCAGTCGATATCCAGTTCAATAGCAGAGCGCGATGCCTGCCATATCACCCAGGCAAACTCTTTTAATTCATCGTCTCCCGTGAACTGGCTTTTGTCTTTTGACCACCAGTTTTCAAACTGTCGGTAGCTATCGTTCACTTCCCTCTCCCCCAAATAAAAAGGCCTGCGATTACCAGCAGGCCTGTCATTAGCTCAGTGATGTAGATGGTCATCTTTTAACTCCATATACCGCCAATACCCGTTTCATCGCGGCACTCTGGCGACACTCCTTAAAAATCAGGTTCGTGCTCACCTTTCCTTCCCGTTCTTCCCTGGTAGCAAACCGGTAATACACCGTTCGCCAGACCTTACCTTCGATAACCAGAAGACCTGCCCGTGCCATTTTAGCTGCGGCCTGATTTATGCTGGTTACTGTTGCGCCTGTTAGCGCGGCAACGTCCGGCGCACAGAAGCTATTATGCGTCCCCAGGTAATGAATAATTGCCTCTTTGCCCGTCATACACTTGCTCCTTTCAGTCCGAACTTAGCTTTAATTTCTGCGATCTTCGCCAGCGCCTGAACACGATTTAGAGGTCTGCCGCCCATGACAGGAAGTTGTTTTACTGGTTCAGGTATAGTCTCACCACGGTTAATTCTCGCAGTCATATGGACAAGCTCATCTGCGGCCTTACGGCGTAATTCCGCATCAGTAAGCGCATTGGCCCGCATGTTCTGATACAGGTTGGTAACCAGCCAGTAGTGCGCGTTTGATTTCCACGGATAAGACTCCGCATCCGGATACAGGCCTCGCTTCCGGCAATACTCGTAAACCATATCAACCAGCTCGCTGACGTTTGGCAGTCCGGCGATAACGGATGCTTCTTCCCGGCACCATGCAACAAACTGCCCGGGTGATGGCAGAAATGGTCGATTCTGCCGACGGGCTACGCGCATTCCTGCGTTAACCTGTTCCATTGTGGTGATCCCGTTTTCCCGGAAAGCCAGAACCCACTGGCGGCGGATTTCATTCAGTTCGTTCTGGTCCCGGTTAGCCAGACTCGCCGGGAAAGTTGCCAGTAACTGGCTGAACACACCGTTGATGATCTGCGCTACCTGTTGTACCTGCGGCTTTTCGTCGTACTGTTCCGGCATGTTGTTGGCGATCCGACGCATCTGCTCACGGTCAAAGTTAACCATCTGTGCGGCGATGTTTTTCATAAATCCACCCCGTAAATCCAGTCAGTGTTTGTCAGGTCGAGTTTTGGTTTTCCAGCTGTCACGCCAGCCTGTTGCTTGTTACGGTTGATTTCGAGTTGGGTCCACTTGTCGCGGAGTTTGGCCGGACTTAGCACGTTACCGGACCAGAAGTTGTCCTGGCATGCCCAGCGGAACAGCACGCACATGTCGCGGTGGTTACGTCCGTCACGTTCACGCATCAGGCGGATATCGTTAGCCCACCCTGCAAAATTCGGTTTTCTGGCTGATGGTGCGATGGTCTTCACCATGTCAAACATCCACTCTGCGGCGGTCAGGTCTTCTGCTGTTCCCCACTTGCTGCCGCTCTGAATTGCAGCATCCGGTTTAACCACAGAAAGATCGTTTTCTGGCTGGTCAGAGGATTCGCCAGAATTCTCGGACGAATAATCTTTTCTTTTTTCTTTTGTAATAGTGTCTTTTGTGTCCCCCTGTTTTGAGGGATAGCAATCCCCTAATTTGAGGGATGTTTTATCCCTCGTTTTAGGGGATTTTCCCTCGTTTTGAGGGATGTCCCTCATTTTAGGGGAACCTCCCTCGTTTTGAGGGATGCACCATTCTGAGATGTTTTTATTTGGTCCAAACATGCCGCCTTGCTGCTTGATAATATTCATTCTGACGAGTTCTAACTTGGCTTCATTGCACCGTTTGACAGGTAACTTTGTAATCTCGCTAAGTTGAGAATCGGTGATTCTGTCCATTGGTTTATTCCACCCATAGGTTTTACGCAGAATGGCAAGCAGCACTTTAAACTGTCGCTTGGTCAGATCTGCGCCTGAATAAGCCTCAATCAGCATATTTGATAGTCTGGCGTAACCATCATCGAGATCTGCCACATTACGCTCCTGTTCGGCAAAGTTACCTCTGCCGAAGTTGAGTATTTTTGCTGTATTTGTCATAATGACTCCTGTGGATTGATCCAGTAATTCCCTCAGAATTGCATATCAATTTGCTTAGAGTCCCCGGCGGCCACCGGGGATTTTTTCTTTGTGATTTCATCAAGCGCATACTTAAAAGCCCTGCTAATCGGACTGATGTCTGATGCCATTCCGAAAGCACACAAGACCGAAGCAATAAATCTCCAGTCCGTTCTGCTTATCTTCGATTCATGACAGCCAATCATCTTTGCCAGACCGCGCTGGGTAAGCGTTGACAGGTTGATGAGTAAATCAGTTTCAGCGCGATCAATTTCTCGCTGTGATAGTTTGCTGTAACTTGTTTGTTCCATTTCTTAAGATTTCCAATAGTGAATAGCTAGTTGAAAGGTATGCGTGGAAACGCATATGGCCTTAGTTGGTCAGATATATTGGGACTCGCTTTGTCAGCGACGTAGGACGAATGTCCATTGTGAAAAGAGCGGTGTTACTTATGCAGCCGATGCTCTACGCGATACGAACACTAGGTTTTCCTTTTTCACAGGTTTATAACCCGTGAAATTACGAGTAGCTTCTTCGATTGCATTCGCTTTATCAGGGGAAGCTCTTCGAAATCCATATGCAATCTGGTCAAGATAGCCAACTGAAGTTTTCGCTAATGCGGCGAGTCGCTTCCATTCCTCACTAGAAGCCTCTTTTCGCCAGCGTAGTAGTTCATTACTCATTAGTGCCTCCGTTTATCACACAGAACAACTTTACCATTTTGATAAATCATCCGCAATGTAAATTTATCATATTGCGTATTTATCCATTTGCTAAATAGAGGGAAAATTGTGAGATGGAAAACAAAGATATTCGCAAATCGAATCTGGCGTTTTTGCTAGATGAGCATAAAAAAATCGCGGGTAACACTAATGCAAGCTTTGCCGATAAGCTTGGGGTTAGCCCTTCTCAACTCACGCAAGTCTCCGGTGAAAAAAGCACTCGAAACATAGGGGATAAACTAGCAAGAAAATTTGAAGCCGCGCTTGGGTTACCTAATGGGTGGCTTGATTTGGTACATGATGTAACACCAATTGCATCATGCTCAGATTCTTTAACTTTTGTCGGTCAGGTAAGAAAAGGGTTAGTGCGCGTGGTTGGTGAGGCAATTCTTGGTGTTGATGGTGCCATCGAGATGACCGAAGAGCGCGATGGGTGGCTCAAAATTTATAGCGATGATCCAGATGCCTTTGGTCTTCGTGTGAAAGGAGACAGCATGTGGCCCAGAATAAAATCAGGAGAATATGTACTCATTGAGCCTAACACCAAAGTATTCCCGGGTGACGAGGTGTTTGTCAGAACCGTTGAAGGACACAACATGATTAAGGTTCTTGGCTATGACAGAGATGGAGAATACCAATTTACAAGCATTAACCAGGATCACAGGCCTATAACGTTGCCTTATCATCAAGTAGCAAAGGTGGAGTATGTAGCTGGTATTCTGAAGCAATCTCGCCATCTGGATGACATCGAGGCAAGGGAGTGGCTGAAAAGTTCGTGACTTCATCGTCACATAGCTGGTAACCAGTGGCCAGAAGAAACGTTTGGGTGAGGAGGATAGATGGCGTTCACTGACCTTGAATATCAAGCGGTCAAAAAAGAAGTTCACCAATTCATTGAAAGCATAAGGCCGCCTGAACATATCCGCAATGAACTGGATATTGTTTATAGCATCAATGACCAAACGATAGATATCGGCGAACAGCGCCCCGTGTGGCAGGGCAACCCAGGTGAAACAAACATCCTGCCATCAGCAAGAATCAAGTACATACGTTCTCTGGATAGATGGAAAATCTATTGGATGCGGAAGGATATGAAATGGCATCAGTACAGTACTGAACTTTCGCTGACTGATGCGCTTGAGCTTGTGCGTGCTGACCCGGATTGCTGCTTCTTCGGATGAGTGAAGAGACGTTTGGATGATGGATGATCGCAGAGATGCTCGTAGAGCATACAGCGATGCAGGAGAATTTATGGCACTTAATTTAGAAAGAATATCTTTTATAACCCCATTTGATAGCAGCGAAGAACCCAACCAACCGACGCTTAATTTTACATGCAATGAATTTCCTGCGCGGCTATCAATTGATTTCAGGGTTGGTATGATCGGGTTGAAACCAAATTCAAGATATAATTTGGGTATTATGGTAATCCCCGCGCACCTAATTATAAAAAAAGGTGAGGAAATTCAATTCCCTGACGGCTCTTCGGAATCAGTTTCACTTTTCATCGATACGAAAGATAGCCATTTTGAAACAGGGGTTGGCGGACAGGTAATAGTAACATTGAAAGAAATTAGGGTCCCAGCTAAAGGGCTGTATAGTGTTATAGGGATATTGCAAGATAATGAAGACCCTAAAAATGAACTTCATAAAAATGAATCATTTTTCACCGTAGAGCTATTATGAGTGACGACAGTAATTTAAATAATCATGGAAAGCAAGACACCAACATATCTGAAAGCCGGAGGTTGAAGGTTGTTGGCGGTTCCGATTTTGAGGCTGAATTTGATAATTCTCCCACCAAGGTGCAAAATAATTACATAAAACCGCCACAAACGGAGGAAGAAGTGGGAACGATCAGCAGAGAGGAACTTGATGCTCGCTTAGCTGCTAATAAAGCAGAGATGGAGTCTATTGCTTCTTCCATTAGGGCTGACATGGCTCTATCTCGTGAAAGCGTTAATGTCCAATTTGCATCACTTAATGCAGCCATAAGCTCTCTATCGTCCAAGATCGATGGAAAGATGGATAGCGCTGCTGGCGATATAAAAGCAATTAATGGGAGATTCGAAGGAATTCAAGGACAAATAACAGGGGTTAATACCGCAATTAGTGGTGTTCAGTCGGGTATTTCTATACGATTAGCCATTTTTAGTGTCATTATCGCTGTAATAGTTGCGATTCCCGGGCTGGTATCAGCTTTAAAGTCAGACCACGCACCTTTGCAACAGCCTTCCACTTTGCAAGCGCCGCCACAAAATACCCAGCCAACAGACAACAAAAAAATCACTCCCCAGCATTAACGCATTAACCCGGCCTCAGCGCCGGGTTTTCTTTGCCTCACGATCCCACACCTAAAAACACATAACCAATTGTATTTGTTGAAAAATAAATAGATACAACTTGCTAAACAACGCAATCCAGATCTCCCTCAAATCTCTTTATTTATCCTGTCGAATTCCTACAACAAAATAAAACACCATAAGAATCAATACGATATTTGAAAACCAAGAGAATTTATCATTTTGCTATTGCCATTAATTTATCATTCCGATAAAGCTCACCCATCAGCAGGACGCATTACTCACCAGGGCGGTAAATATACAACGATTCGAATATGAATCTACGGCGCTGACAAAGCGCAATAACCAAAGTGAACTTTGGGGTGTGGTGAAGGGTTCATGGACGGGAATATGTCGCACGTAAAGCGGCGAGGCCTGCGGGACTATTGCCGAATTGAAGTAGGCCGAAACAGGTCGAAATGGGTCTCCCACCTACCACACCACCAAAGTTCATCAGGAGGTCTATATGACACGCAGAACTCAGTTCAAAGGCAATTCACGTTCTCGTCGTCGTGAGCGTTTAAAGGCAAAGGCATTAGCTAACGGCGTACTGGCCCGCGAAGAAGCAATAAGTTCAGAAGTATTACACCGCCCTACTCTAAGCAGAGCGCAGATTCAGGCTAAAGGTACTCACGAAACGCCTGAGCGCATAGAAGACGCTAAGCCAATTAAGTTCATGGCACAGGACGTGATCTGGCAACAGAAAGAATACAGACGCAATCTGGAGCGAGCGGCCATTGTGTACGCGAATGAGTTTGGACATAAGCAACCAGAAACTGGTGTATGTCTTCCAAACGTAGCCATTTACGCGGCAGGCTACCGGAAATCAAAACAACTGACGGCGAGGTGACTTGTGTTGGTCGCCAGAAAATGAAATTAGGCAGCAAACCACTTATTTGAGGTGAGATATGACAAAATCATGGAGCGTACCTTTTCCTGAATCAGAAACTGAACATGATGGAATGCCTGTTTTCTGGAGATTCCAGGCGACAGTTGAAGAAGATGGGATAAAAATATTCGCACTTCAATATATAGCTTTTCATCAGACAGAGCATTATGCATGGTTGGTTCCTGCGCATTGGATTGTTAATTTTAAACCAGCACCAAATCAGTGGTTACAGGAATGGAAACAAAGGAGAAATAGATATGCAATTAAGAAAGTAGCAAAAAATGCAGAAAGATCTTTTGCATTCCCAACGAAGAAACTTGCCATTGAAAGTTTATTGCGCCGGAAGAAATACCATTTAATGAGAATCAAACAAGATTTGGCTGTTGTATCAACTCTTGTTGATGGTATGAAGAATATTGATACATCAACACCAGATATTGAATATAACTTTGGACACAACCAAGAAACAGAAAATTGGGTATTTTATTAGTACGAATAAGCACTGTGTATTCATTCCAACGAGTGAATACACGGAGCAATGTCGCTCGTAACTAAACAGGAGCCGACTTGTTCTGATTATTGGAAATCTTCTTTGCCCTCCAATGTGAGGGCGATTTTTTATCTGTGAGGATATGAACAGATGTCAAACATCAAAAAATACATCATTGATTACGACTGGAAAGCATCAATAGAAATTGAAATCGACCATGACGTAATGACAGAGGAAAAACTTCACCAGATTAATAATTTCTGGTCAGACTCTGAATACCGACTCAATAAACACGGCTCTGTATTAAATGCTGTATTAATCATGCTGGCGCAACATGCTCTGCTTATAGCAATTTCAAGCGACTTAAATGCATATGGTGTTGTGTGTGAGTTCGACTGGAATGATGGAAATGGTCAGGAAGGATGGCCTTCAATGGATGGTAGCGAAGGAATAAGAATTACCGATATCGATACATCAGGAATATTTGATTCAGATGATATGACTATCAAGGCCGCCTGAGTGCGGCTTTACCGCATACCAATAACGCTTCACTCGAGGCGTTTTTCGTTATGTATAAATAAGGAGCACACCATGCAATATGCCATTGCAGGGTGGCCTGTTGCTGGCTGCCCTTCCGAATCTTTACTTGAACGAATCACCCGTAAATTACGTGACGGATGGAAACGCCTTATCGACATACTTAATCAGCCAGGAGTCCCAAAGAATGGATCAAACACTTATGGCTATCCAGACTAAATTCACTATCGCCACTTTTATTGGCGATGAAAAGATGTTTCGTGAAGCCGTCGACGCTTATAAAAAATGGATATTAATGCTGAAACTGAGATCAAGCAAAAGCATTCACTAACCCCATTTCCTGTTTTCCTAATCAGCCTGGCATTTCGCGGGCGATATTTTCACAGCCATTTTCAGGAGTTCAGCCATGAACGCTTATTACATTCAGGATCGTCTTGAGGCTCAGAGCTGGGCGCGTCACTACCAGCAGATCGCCCGTGAAGAGAAAGAGGCAGAACTGGCAGACGACATGGAAAAAGGCCTGCCCCAGCACCTGTTTGAATCGCTATGCATCGATCATTTGCAACGCCACGGGGCCAGCAAAAAAGCCATTATCCGTGCGTTTGATGACGATGTTGAGTTTCAGGAGCGCATGGCAGAACACATCCGGTACATGGTTGAAACCATTGCTCACCATCAGGTTGATATTGATTCAGAGGTATAAAACGGATGAGTACAGCACTCGCAACGCTGGCAGGGAAGCTGGCTGAACGTGTCGGCATGGATTCTGTCGACCCACAGGAACTGATCACCACTCTTCGCCAGACGGCATTTAAAGGCGATGCCAGCGATGCGCAGTTCATCGTATTGTTGATCGTCGCCAACCAGTACGGCCTTAATCCGTGGACGAAAGAAATTTACGCCTTCCCTGATAAGCAGAACGGCATCGTTCCGGTGGTGGGCGTTGATGGCTGGTCCCGCATCATCAATGAAAACCAGCAGTTTGATGGCATGGACTTTGAGCAGGACAATGAATCCTGTACATGCCGGATTTACCGCAAGGACCGTAATCATCCGATCTGCGTTACCGAATGGATGGATGAATGCCGCCGCGAACCATTCAAAACCCGCGAAGGCAGAGAAATCACCGGACCGTGGCAGTCGCATCCCAAACGGATGTTACGGCATAAAGCCATGATTCAGTGTGCCCGTCTCGCCTTCGGATTTGCTGGTATCTATGACAAGGATGAAGCCGAGCGCATTGTCGAAAATACCGCATATACTACAGAACGTCAGCCGGAACGCGACATCACCCCGGTTAACGAAGAGACCATGTCGGAAATTAACGCCCTTCTTACTTCCATGGAAAAAACGTGGGATGACGACCTCTTGCCGCTCTGTTCCCAGATATTTCGCCGCTACATTCGAGCGTCGTCAGAACTGTCCCAGGCCGAAGCAGAGAAGGTTCTTGGATTCCTGAAACAGAAAGCCACGGAGCAGAAGGTGGCAGCATGACACCAGAAATTATCCTACAACGTACCGGGATCGACGTGAGAGGTGTCGAGCAGGGAGATTATGCATGGCAAAAATTACGGCTCGGGGTCATCACAGCTTCAGAAGTTCACAACGTGATAGCCAAACCCCGCTCCGGAAAGAAATGGCCTGACATGAAAATGTCCTACTTCCACACCCTGCTGGCTGAGGTCTGCACGGGTGTGGTCCCGGAAGTTAACGCCAAAGCCCTGGCATGGGGAAAACAGTACGAGAACGACGCCAGAGTCCTGTTTGAGTTTACTTCCGGCGTGAATGTTACTGAATCCCCGATCATCTATCGCGACGAAAGTATGCGTACCGCCTGCTCTCCGGATGGATTATGCAGTGACGGCAACGGCCTTGAGCTGAAATGTCCGTTTACCTCCCGGGATTTCATGAAATTCCGGCTCGGTGGTTTCGAGGCCATAAAATCAGCTTACATGGCCCAGGTGCAATTCAGCATGTGGGTGACTCGAAAAGATGCCTGGTACTTTGCCAACTATGACCCGCGCATGAAGCGTGAAGGCCTGCATTATGTCGTGGTCGAGCGGGATGAAAAATACATGGCTGGTTTTGACGAGATGGTGCCGGAGTTCATCGAAAAAATGGACGAGGCACTGGCTGAAATTGGTTTTGTATTTGGGGAGCAATGGCGATGAAGCATCCTCACGATAATATCCGGGTAGGCGCGATCACTTTCGTCTACTCCGTTACAAAGCGAGGCTGGGTATTTCCCGGCCTTTCTGTTATCCGAAATCCGCTGAAAGCCCAGCGGCTGGCTGAGGAGATAAATAATAAACGAGGGGCTGTATGCACAAAGCATCTCCTGTTGAGTTAAGAACGAGCATTGAGATTGCACATAGCCTTGCTCAAATTGGAGTCAGGTTTGTGCCAATACCAGTAGAAACAGACGAAGAATTTCATACGTTAGCCGCATCCCTTTCACAAAAGCTGGAAATGATGGTGGCGAAAGCAGAAGCAGATGAGAGAGACCAGGTATGACAACCACTGAATGCATTTTTCTGGCAGCGGGCTTCATATTCTGTGTGCTTATGCTTGCCGACATGGGACTTGTTCAATGACACCTCAGCAAGAAAACGCCCTTCGCAGTATTGCCCGTCAGGCTAATTCTGAAATCAAAAAAGCCAGACAGCAGTTTCCGGATAAAAACGTCGATGACATTTGCCGTAGCGTACTGAAGAAGCACCGCGAAACGGTAACGCTGATGGGATTCACACCGACTCATTTAAGCCTGGCGATCGGCATGTTAAACGGCGTCTTTAAGGAACGGTGAGCATGAAAAACAAAATCATCATGGAGCTACAGGCTCCTTTTTTATTATTCGCATTCACCCTCAAGCGTATTAACCAACAATTCAGGGATTAATGAAAGATGGCAGACATCATTGATTCAGCATCAGAAATTGAAGAATTACAGCGCAACACAGCAATAAAAATGCGCCGCCTGAACCACCAGGCTATATCTGCCACTCATTGTTGTGAGTGTGGCGATCCGATAGATGAACGAAGACGCCTGGCCGTTCAGGGTTGTCGGACTTGTGCAAGTTGCCAGGAGGATCTGGAGCTTATCAGTAAACAGAGAGGTTCGAAGTGAGCGAAATTAATTATCAGGCACTGCGTGAAAAGGCAGAGAAAGCAACTAAAGGAAGCTACATCGTAGGGCATACATCTGTTAACCAGCACGGCAATTTAACAGGAGTTTTTGTTTGCCAAAAATGGAAAGGAGAACCCGGTGGCGTGATTGCGGAATGTCATGTTAACTGCCTGATTGAATCAGATGCTCAGGCTTATGCAAACGCTGAATTCATAGCAGAGGCTAACCCGGCTACCGTGCTGGCACTGCTGGATGAACAGGAAAGAAACCAGCAATACATCAAACGCCGCGACCAGGAGAACGAGGATATTGCGCTTACGGTTGGAAAGCTGCTCGTTGAGCTTGAAGCAGCAAAATCAAAACTCAACGAGCAGCGCGAGTATTACGAGGGAGTTATCTCTGATGGGTGCAAGCGTATTGCTGAACTGGAAGCGCGGGAAGTTCAATTACCGACTCGCTACGACCTTCGATATGGACACCCGATAAATGCAGATGAGCGACAAGTCATGATACCTAAAGAAAATGGCAGTTGGCTTTACCTGATTGACCTAGAACACGCATTACGCGTCGCTGGCATTCGCATCAAAGGAGAGTGAGATGAACGGACAAATATCAATTGTTCGACCAGGAGCATGTGACGATCGCGAAATACGAATGATTATTCGTCTGGCGATGGGGAAAACAATAACTGCTCTCATTACTCCAGAAAATCTCGCATTAGCATTAACAGGAAAGTCAGACCTGCCAGTAGAGCTAAAGCTGCGAAATGTTGAGATTAAGGTGAAATAGCTATGACCACTTTTACCAATAGCAAACTAACAGACGAATACGTTTCAAATGCAACGTTGATTCGGCTCATTCTGTGGGCTGACCAGCACAATAGCCATTATGTTGTAGCGGCTCTGCGCGAGCTACAGGAGCGCCGCAAGGCTGATAGTGCAGAACCTGGAAGCCAAACTTACAAGTTGCCAGTTAATACACCTTGCCAAGATGCGCCAGCCCATATCTGGCTGCAAACGGCTGGAGTATGGCCAGAAGATGGCGAGTTAAGCGAATTAACGTGGTGCAGCCACAATCAACACCATGATGACACGCTATATGTTCGAGCTGACCTTGTGAATGGCAACTATCCGGCAACTCCGGATGGTTGGATAAGCTGTAGTGAGCGAATGCCTGAAATGGGAGAGCGACAATGCTATGTGTTAGCAGCTGACTTTAAAAACAACTACCCACCAAACATCCCCAACACTCAGGTCGGCGTATATGGCGACTGGTTTAATGATGGCAAGCCCACTTGGGATGACGGTGATGGCGAAGACCTGTATCTCAAAGAGGTAACCCACTGGATGCAGCTACCAGAACCGCCGCAGGAGGTGAAATGATGAATTGGCCTGAAGCATTCACCGCAGTTGGAGTTGCAATAGCGGTGGCATTTATTCTGTATTCGCTTTTCCGCTGGGGATAAAGGAATGTTCGCTCTGATTCAACGTGGTCAGATATACACGGACAGAGCCGGATACCCTGTGGTGATTACTCGCAGTACTCAGCACTCAGTGTTCTTTCGACGCATGGACGGGCGCTCCGGACGGGTACGCATTGGTGAGTTCAACAACCTGTTCGAACATATTGACCAACAGGAGTACCGCAAAATTCTGGCGGGCACTGAGCAGGAAATGCGCCTGAAAAAATTACGCGCAATGCAACGGAGGTGATACATGCATACGGCTTTTGAGTTCTGGGTTCGCAAGACATTCGGCAATCGCTACGACCTGACCCGTGATGTCGACGGCTTCTACTGCCGTGAAGTTGTGAAACGAATGTTTGACGTGTGGTGCCACTGCCGTGGATGAAAGTTTTATGAGGTTGGCATGCAGACAATCATCTATCAGATAACCCCCAGCAAATGGTGTACGGAGAGAGTCCTTATTGCATCAACAGGGCTAAAGCCCGGCACCATCGAGCGGGCCAGAAGAAAGTCATGGATGCAGGGAAAAGAATACCGCCATTACGCTGTAGAAGGTGATCCTGGGCATTACAGTGAATGCCTGTACAACATCGAAGAAATTATGCGATGGATCGAAAACCAGAAACAACCAGGTGCCAAAAATGCAAGTTCCGGTTAACCTGTTAATGCTCCTGGACGTCTGGGAGGTTTAATGAGTAACGCATCATACCCGACAGGCGTTGAAAACCATGGAGGATCACTCCGTATATGGTTTCACTATAATGGCAAACGTGTCAGAGAAAACCTCGGTGTTCCTGACACAGCCAAAAACCGGAAGATTGCTGGTGAACTTCGCACTTCCGTTTGTTTTGCAATCAGAATGGGGAGTTTCGACTACGCCGCGCAGTTCCCTAATTCCCCTAACCTGAAACACTTTGGTCTGGGAAAAAGAGAGATAACCGTTAAGGCACTTTCGGAAAAATGGTTGGACCTTAAGAAAATTGAGATTTGTGCGAATGCACTTAACCGTTACCAGTCAGTAATTAAAAACATGTTACCAATGTTAGGTGAAAAAAAACTGGTTTCATCCATAACAAAAGAGGATTTACTTTTCGTAAGGAGAGATTTGTTGACCGGTTACCAAAAGCTTTCTAATGGAAAGACTTCTTCCATAAAAGGGCGCTCAGTGGTCACGGTAAACTACTATATGACAACCATAGCTGGAATGTTTCAATTTGCAACAGATAATGGTTATACCTCAGGAAACCCATTTAACGGTCTGGCTCCCTTAAAAAAGTCCAAGGTAAAACCAGATCCTCTCACCCGTGACGAATTTATTCGTTTTATTGAGGCTTGCCGTCATCAACAAACAAAAAACCTGTGGATTCTCGCTGTATACACGGGTATTCGTCACGGGGAGTTGGTATCGCTGGCATGGGAAGATATAGACCTTAAAGCAAGGACTATAACCATCCGTAGAAATTATACAAAACTTGGCGAATTCACTCCACCAAAAACCGATGCAGGCACCGGAAGGACAATTCATCTGGTTCAACCAGCTATTGATGCTCTTAAAAGCCAGGCGGAAATGACCATGCTTGGAAAGCAACATTCTGTAGAGGTGAAGCAGAGGGAATATGGGAGAACTGCTGTGCATAAATGCACTTTTGTTTTTAGTCCTCAGGTAACAAAACAGCAGCAGTTGTCCGGACCTCACTACAAGGTTGACTCCATCAGGGAGTCATGGACAAGTATCTTAAAACGCGCAGGTCTGAGACACAGAAAATCGTACCAATCCAGGCATACTTATGCATGCTGGTCACTTGCCGCAGGAGCTAATCCTAGTTTTATCGCAAGCCAGATGGGCCACACAAACGCACAAATGGTATTCAATGTTTACGGAGCATGGATGAAAGACAACAATCACGAACAGATAGAACTCCTTAACAAAAGACTATCTGAAAGTGTCCCATGTATGCCCCATAAGAAAGCAGGGTAAAATAAAAACTTGCAAAATCAATTAGTTTACCCTTAATCCCTGTCACGTTACGCGCGTGGCAGAGGCGTTACGGA